AGAACTCCTGTGCAGGGGCTTGTGAGCTACTGGCGGCTCGGACGGCTCAGTGATGGTTATTTTCCCACATTTCAGCATTTGGTCAATCTTCCATTTCAAATTCGCATTCTTCCCATGCTTGGCAGACGCGCAGATCATGGCAAATGAACTCGAATTTGTGGCAGTAACCACGGAAACCGGCATCGGTGTCCCAGTTGTTGCGCGGAATGCGCTCCATCTTGGCCTGCGTCATGGTGCTGTTGTCGTAGTATTCGCAGTTGGAGCAGCGACGACGACGAGACTCTTTTTCGTCAACTTGCATGGCATTGCCAACTGCGATCCAGTAGGTTTTGTTGGCCGTTGGCTCGTTGGATGGATTCTCAGGGCCAAGCATCCAGTCATCAATGACGATCTGGGTGTTCTTCTTGTTTTCGGCTGTGCTGATGAATTCTTCCTCCATCGGCAGGCCCATAAAGCCCTTTGGCATCATCATAAATTTGTCCATGCTGTTCTCCTTGATTAAGTGATTTCGCGGCCAGATGCGCGGATGGTCAGTGATGTGGCTGCGCTGGCAATGGTGGAGATGAATCCACCAGACTCCAGCGCCTGTCCAACAAGCTCGGGGAATGTGTAGGTCTCATCGGGTGCAATGCTGCGAGTGTCCACGATCAAGTTTGATGCACTTGCTGTGCCGCCACTGATCACCAAGTTGACACTGATCGTCACATTTCCTGCCGTGGTGTTGGTGGCTGTGAACTTGTCGATCAGGGCTTTGCAATTGACTGCAATGTACTGCGTGGTCTGGGAATTTTCGGCCTGTTTTGCTGGAATCAGAACCTTGATTGATACGGTCATTTCATTCTCCTTATGTGGCTTCTGCACCGCTGGCGGTGATTGTCAGGCCAACTGATGCCGCCTGAATTTGTACGGTGTCGCCTGCATTGATGATTTGCACTCCATCGTATTGCAAAGCGTTATTTGCTGGAACTGGTATGTCGTAAATAAATGCGTTTGATGTTCCAGCAGAACCTCCAGATGGAACCAAAAACAAACGCACATTGATGGCCGCTGCCGTGGTGTTTGCAATGGTGAATTCTTTGAAGAATGTGCGAGTGCTGGCCGGTACGGTGTACAGCGTTGTCACGCCTGTCGTGATAGCCGCTTGGCCAAGTTTTGTGGGTGTGATTACATCGAAAGCCATGTGAGCACCTGATTTGATCGCACTGAGGCGGTTTGGTTTGCATAAGGCAAGATGCCATTCACATCGTGCGCCAGTTCGATATTGTTGCGCACAGGTGCCAGTGCAAGCAAGTCAAGTGCTTGGGCCAAGCGCGGGATGGCATCCAAAGCCTGTTGCACTTTTGCATTCAGCACAGCATCATCGACTGCGGTGTCTTGTGCCAGCACACTGATCTGAGCCAATGCCTCATTTGCTGTGGCTGCTGCCGTGTCTGCTTGGTACTCAAAGTCGGTTCCAATGATAACTTGAATCTGATCTACTGTAGAAAATAGCAATTCAAACTGCCTGATCTGTTGTTGGTCAGTCAGAAAAGTTGCGAGCTGGTCTCGCGTCAGGTTGAGCCTGCGGGATGTTGCTGCGGTTGCCATCAGAATGCCAATGCCTCGATCTGGGCTTCAAGACGGATGAACGACACATGGGCATCGCTGTCACCACGGAAGCGCTGGATGCGCCAGTTTCGCATGTGGCCTTGTTGGAACCATGCCAGACGCTTGACGCTATTTCCAGTCGTGCCAACTGTGATGCTGCGATCTTGGCTCCATGCTTTTCCATCCACACTGTAGCTGGTGCTGATCTGTGGGTTTTTGCCCAGAGCCACGCTGCCGGTCAAACTGACCAACTCCAGCTCATTGAAAATCGCACCATTGCTCTCGTTGTAAATGATCAGCGTGCCAAATTCCCATCGCACTTGCTGGCCCCAGTGATGGCCAGTGCTTTGCACCAAGTATCCGATGGCGCTGGATTGTGGGTCGCCCACCAGCCATTTGTCGTAAATCCAAACCATGTTGCGTGCACGATATTGGGAAAATCCAACTATGGTGCTTGCCAGCGTAAACCAAACAGGCTCGCCCAATGCCTCAGATGCTGATGCGTCATAGACGATTGTGCGATCTGGCAGATGCACATAGAGGTGCTGGTGATTCTTGTCGTTGCGTGCTTCAAATTGAACGCGCACCAGTTGAGCTTCTGTGTATTGCAACAGCAGATTGTCGATCTCTTGTGTGCTGAGTTTCTGGGTGGTGGCTGCTGCACCAATGTAAATGGATGGCGCTTCGTTGCGACCACCACCCAAGAATGCAATGCGTTCAAGATAAATGCAGCATGCATGCGTTCCAAGCACGCCTTTTTGGACTTGTGCGCCATCGATGCGTGCGAATGGGAACAAGTCTCCACCAATGTTGTCGAACACCTCGATGGTGTTGCTGTTGAGCGCATAGACCTCGTTGCGCAACTTAATGAGTGCCACCACAGGGTCTGGATCAACTTCAGAGCTGCCGTACTTCAGCGGATTGACTGCCAGTGGATTGGACAACTCTGTGACGACCAAATTGGAACCATCAGTCGTCATGAAGTATCCATCAACCCAGCAGAAGTCAAGAACCACACCAAGGTCTGGATCGGTGTTCTGTGTGAGTGTGCTGGCTGCTGGATTCCAGAAGTAAAGTCGCCCACCAGATGCAATCCCAAGCAGATCGAAGCTGTAGTCCATCGTCACCAGATCAGCAGTTGGCCCACCAACATCGCCCAAAATTGTCACTGTTCCATCGCTGGCCACAGACACCAGATTGGTTCCCATGACTCGGTAGCAGACACCGTTCCAGTTGATGCCGCCACGATCAGTGCCTGGGCCTGTACCGTTGGGAATGATGCCATCGCCTGGTCGCAGGAATCCATTGCTGATGCCAGACTTCTTTGGCACTGGCACCATGTTGACCGGATAGCTGGTGCGCAGCTCTGGCGTGTTGTCAGCGTAGATGCCGTTTAGGATTGGGATTTGCATGGCTTACCACTTGACCTTGTTGGCCCAGTACGCTGCGCTCATCTTGCCCTTGGCAATGTTCTCAGCGTGTCTGGCCTTGAATGATTCTCGACGAGCCTCGGATGCCTTCGACTCGCCTTCCTTCTTTGGAGACCCAGACACGTCCTGCTGACCGAAGCGAATGGTTTTTACTTGGTCGCCTTCCTTGGCCACGACAACGTGGCTTTTTGTCGGGTGCGATGGAGTGCGTTTTGGCTTGTTGTAGCCATCGACCCCAATGCGAGCAAGGCGAGTGTCTTTGGTGGCCATGATCAGAACAGAATATGCATGTTGTAGTATTCCAACTGAACCAACTCGTTTGCAGTGGTTGGTTGAGCAGTGATTGCAAATGTCTGATCCACATTAGTGTTAACACTTAGAGTCACGACAGCACCTGTTGATGCTCCGTGGCCAGTTGCAGCAACTGCATTTGAGACAATTTGCGAGCCGCCACGATTAACGATGTTCTTCTGAACCGAAACGCTTGCAACGTTGGCTGAGGCCAGTGTAAAGATTGCGCTTCCACCCAAAGTCATGTTCAGGTTTTTGGCATTAGCACTGTTGGTCAAGCTAAAAAGTGCATCGATCTCGATCTCTCCACCTGTACCGACTGACCAGCCTGGAACAGTGACAGATGCCAGCGTGACTGCGGTGTTGGCCACAGCGACCACTGCTGTACCGTACCAGACCAAGGCTGTTTGCACGCCACTTTGAGTTCCGCTTGTGGTGATGGCTGCACCGCCTGCTGATGCCGACACGGTGAATGTGTTTGGAGACAACACGGTTTTGACATAGTAAGTCGTATTGATGGCCAAGCCAGTTGGCAGTGCGCCAGTGGTAGTGAAGCGAATCGTGCTGTTGGCAGACAGGCCATGATCTGTCCATGTCACCACACCAGGGGCTGCAATGGTGATCGTGGCGGTGGCGCTTTTGTAAGCCAGATCGATGGTGACTGCTGTTCCGGTAGTGTCAGTGTCCAATGCTGTGACTGGGTACAAGCCGGTCACGCCAGTGCCACCACTCCATGTCACATAGACATTTTCACCAACTGCCACGGCTGCTGTGAGGCCGTGAGCTCCAGCACTGTTCAAACGAACTTTGCCTGCGTTGTTGTTGTAGGTCAGGGTCACAAATGTGCCAGCAGGCTCAACCAATCCAATTGGGCCTTTGTTCTCAAGCACCAATGCTGGGAAGCTGCGAAGTTGAGGCTGTGCACCGATGCTGTATTCGACAGTCGCATTGCGGTTGTCAATGCGGATTGTGCGGTCTTCGGTATAAGGGCCAAATGTCTGCGCAGTGTTGAATAGCGTGCCAATGGTGGAATAGTTCCAATACTGTGCGCTTGTTGCAACGGATTGCAACAGTACAGTGGTGGCTTCGTTTCCGGTGTTGCCGATGCTGATGTACTCGCCAACAGGCAGGATCACATCGACTTGGTTTTGAGTCAGGCTTGGTTGAATAAACATGATGATGGCTCCTAAAAGTTAAGCGATGCGATACCACGAATTTGTGGCTTGATAGAAACGCATGGTGAAGAATGCATTGGCTGCCAGTGTTGTTGGTGCACCGAATGCATTGGATGCGCCATTGAGCGCCAGCGTAAAGGCTGTAATGATCTGGGTGCTTGTCACCAGCACTTGAGTGCCATCAGGCACGCCAGTGTTCAATGGCAAGGTGATCGTTCCAGTGGCCAGCGTTCCAGCAGGCTGGATGATCATCCATTGCTGCTCGCTGACAGGCGTTGGCACCGTGACATTGAATCCGGTGCCTGGTGTGTACAGGTTGGTGGCCACGGTCGGGGCCGCGAATGTAGCTTGGAAGTATTGCAGCAATGCGCTGACCGACATTTTCCGAGCATCGCCTTTGTTCTGGTCGTAGACCGGAATCTGG